CAAAATACTCGTCATCATAGGCCGCGTCGGCGGGAAAATGGCAGTAGCCAGGTCCAGGCTCGGCAATACTGAGCATTGAATAGACCATTGCCTTGCCCTGGTCGACGCCGATTGGCTCGGCTGTGAGCGCCTTCTTGCGGCGCTTTGCGAGCCGCCTGGCGCGCTTTTGCGCGTCCTCGATCAATGGCAAGCCAAAGCCTGAAACGCCCTTGATGGCGTGACAGTAGCGCCGCTTGGCGACGAAATCATATACCAAGCTAGTGTTATAACCTGAGTCGATTGCCACTGAGTCGGGCGCTAGATCATCTAGCAATTCCGCAAGCTCATCCCACACGCCAGGCTGGGCGGTGTCGCCCAATAAGATCACATAATCAATCGACCAGCTTTCCTCACCTTCGCCCCAGCCGACGTATTCAAGCTCAAGCCGATCTTTTTGCACGTCGACGCCGATCGTGGTTTTTTTAAACTCCAGGGCAGCGGGGTATTCCTCGCGGCGCATGATCAGGGCGGCGGGGTCTGCCTGTTGCCCTTGCTCTGTCCAAACTTCACCCAGCACGGTGTTGATGAACGTCTTCAGTTGCTCCTGGGATCCTTTCTTTGCCGCCATGAAATCGGTCGCGGCGTCGCTCCATGAATACCAGCCGAGCGGGCTGTACAGGCTCGACAGGTGGTAGCCCTTATACCTGCCGGTCGCGGTCGGGCGCCATTCACCGGCCAGCAGCATATTGGTCTTATTGGATTCGCTGATTTCAGATCCGCAGTGCTCGCACACCAGGCAAGCGGTGGTCGGGTCGTTGTCATGCCAGCGGATCCGGTCCCAGGTGATCGTGCCAAATTCAGAGCAGTGAGGGCAGGGTACATAAAAATAGCGCTGATCGGATTGCTCGAAATATTCTTGGATCGTGCAAAGGCCGTCCAGGGTAGGGGTGCTGACCATGAAAACCTTACGATTGCGTTTAAACGTGGCCGTTCTACGGATCGCCAATTGTACCGGCGAGCCTTCGCCATCAACGTCGCTCGGATAGCTGCTGGCCTCATCCAAAAACAGATAGCGCGCGGGCATCGAGCGCAGCCCGACGTTTGAATTAGAGCCGGTCAGGATCAGGGTGCCGCCTGGGTAATCCTTCTGAAACAACGTGTTTCCTGAGTCCCTAGCTCGCGGGGTCGCAACCTTGGCAGCGACCTCTGGAATGCTGTCAAGCATCGGTCCGATCCTTTGCTTGCTTGCTCGCTTGGCAGAATCGACGGTCGGCATAACGTAAAGCATAGGCCCAGGCGCATGATGAATGACATATCCTAGCCAATTGTTTCCGGCTTCAGTTGCCCCGACCTGAGCGCCCTTCATAAATACGATCACATCATCGTCCGACCTAGACGAAAGCGAGTCCATAATTTCGCGCAGATAGGGGGTGCGATCGGTGCGCCAGCGTCCTGGCTCAGATGATGAGCCTTGATCGAGTATCCGATACTCGTCAGCCCATTCGCTAACAGTCAAATCCGGTTCAGGCAGTAAAGCCTGGGCGTATCTTTTAAGATACATGTTCAACGTCATCAAAGGGTTTGCCGGTCGCTTCGTGAGTCGCTTGCTCGCCGGTGTAGTCCTGCCAGCGCTTGATGATCACGTCGCAGTATTTAGGATCAAATTCCATAAGGCAGCAGGTCTTGTCATGCTTTTCAGATCCTATTAGCGTTGATCCACTGCCTCCAAAAAAATCAGCAACAATTGCTGGCTCCAATTTAAATTTTTGCAACACCCAGCTAAATAAATCTACGGGTTTTTGTGTTGGATGAACTCTGTTAGTTTTTTCGCTGGCCAAGGTGAACTGCCTTACAACGCTTCTAAAGTTTGCCCAGGCAAGTTCGCAGTCGGTTTGATCGCTGCCGCCGTTGTTCTTATCCCAAACTATCCAGCATTCACTATCTGGTAGAACAGATGAATAGTAATTTGCACCCCACCAAACATTTTTTGCTTGTGGATACAGTGAATGGATCAACCTAAAGCACTCTTTAGCTGTGTCAGGATTATCGTCTCCCATAATGTCAGCAGCATAATTTTTTTTCAAAACAGATGAATTGCTGACTGCATTCATCCCGTAAGGAGGGTCCGTGTAAACTAGACAAGGAGTTTTTTGGTCCATTAATTTTTCAACGGCATCGATGCTAGTGCTGTCGCCACACATTAGGCGGTGCCGCCCTAGTAGCCAGACATCGCCCTCGACCGTTTTAGGGGTCTCTGGCAGTTCTGGAACATCGTCCTCGTTTGTTAGGCCTTCATCGCTTTGCAGGTCAAGCAGCCTAGCTAGTTCATCGTCATCAAATCCAAGCAAGCTCAGATCGATTTCATCATCCAAGCGTTTCAGTTCCGCAGCCAAAATTTCCTCATCCCAGCCAGCGTTCAGTGCCAGGCGGTTGTCAGCCAGGATATAGGCGCGGCGCTCCGCATCGCTGAGGTGGTCGAGTGTTACCGTCGGCACCAGATCCAAGCCCAATTTCATTGCAGCCATGACTCGCCCATGACCGGCAATGATCCCGTTATCGATATCAATCAAAACAGGATTGTTGAATCCAAATTCTTTAATGCTAGCGGCGATTTGTGAAACCTGATCCTCGCTGTGCGTCCTAGCGTTGGCGGCATAAGGCACTAAATCCTCGATTGGGGTGTGCTCAATTCGCTGTATCAAGTTCATCGCTGATGCCTTTTAGGGTTATTGATATCTCTTTCCTTAGCTCTTGCAGGATTTCCTTCTCAGTCCTGCCGACCAATATTGACGCCAGGCGCTCAGGGATTCCGAGCAGTGAGTTTTTGACCGTTCGCGCAGCCATGTCGGCATCCTGCTCGACAGATCGGCGATCGAGCAGGTCGCCAGATATTTTGCGCTCCTCCATTTCCGCGATTCTTGCGTTGTGGGTTTCTTTCTTTGCTCGCGCTTTTGAGTAAAGAACATAAGCCTCGCCGGTCGCGTCCGTTACCGTTCGCGGCTTGGCTCCTGCACCTGCTCTTGCGCCACCTCTGCCATCTGCCATATGAATTAATCAATTCTCCGTGTGTTTCGCTAAAAAGTGATCGAGCTTCGAATTACCCGCAAGGCGAATCGCGCTGGAAGTACCTTTTTGATCTGGCAGGCACCATCAATAAATACATGCCATATACCACAGCTCCGGTTGTCAAAATGATCGTCATCAGTACCAAAAAGATAAAGTTAAGCACTGCCTCGTAGACCGCCAGCAGTAATGCCAACAGATACCTGATCATTTGGCGGTCTTCATTGCTTGGCGCATTGCTCGATCCATGTTGCGCCGAAAGTTTTTCTTGACCGTCTTATCGATCACCTCATAGAACATGAAGCGCTTCTTGTAGGTAGGCTTGCGGCCCTCGACCATGAAGGGCGTCACACTGTTGCCATTACGTTGCATGATCATCGTCTTTTGTTTGCGCGTATTAATGGCAAAGTATTTCTTTTTCTTGCGCTTAGTGTTCTGCGCGGCGTCAGTGTTGCGCCCAACGTCGCTGATAGCTTTTACGATCTGGCTGGCCTTCAGGTTGCCATAGCGATCGCGCGGTGCATTGCGGCCAGGATAGAAATACCGGCCAGGTCCAAGCATCAAATGCTCTGCCTTTTTCTGCCGCCTTGTTCCGCCTTCAATGTGCGGCTTCATCAGGCTTTTGCGAGGCTGTCCCTTATCGCCAAAGTCCTCAAGATCCACGCGCGCAAACATGCGGTTTATATCTTTGTCCTTCTTGGCCTTTTGATAGACGATACCCTTGACCAGATAAGGCGCGATCGGCTTGCTGAACGATTCCCGCATACTCTTTCGCGTTGCCTTCATCGCCTGGAATGCTGTGCTGTTGAGCGCCAACATATAGGCAAACGGCAATTGCTTCCGCTGCGCTCGCTTCAACGTGCGCTTGTAGTCGTGAATGTTGGTGCTGACGCTAAGTTTCAATGATCGTCTCCTCGCCTGTTACCGTGTTGAGTTTGCGCCCTGTGCGCCACTTGGCGGCGTCCCAGTCGGCTGGGGTAGGGTCGGCCCTGTACCCGCGCAGATCCTTGCCAATTGCGAACGATAACCACCAATGCGCCTTGCTGAGATTCTCATCAGCATCGCCTTTCTTTTGCCAGCGCCAGAGCATCTCGAACGCCTGCACAACGCAAGCGGTCTTGACCGCATCAGGTCCAAACTGCTGCACCATTGCATCTATGCACTCAATATCACCGGCATAGTGATCGGGCCGGTTTACTGCATCAGAATGGGATTTCGTCATCGACAAGCTCCACCTCCTTCCAATTGATTACTCGGGTGCCAGCGAACTGGCTTTTGATGTGAATAATGTTGGCTGGGATCATCATCACCAGTTCATCGAGGGTGAACGCGACAGTTCCATCCTCAACCTGATTCATGTGCTCTTTTTCTCTTACGATGGCGATCGGCGTATCGCGCGGCCCTGCAACCGTTGTCCAAACCGATGGCGGCACCGGCTTATTACCCAGGCTGGCCGCTTCCAATTCCAGGGCGGCAAATCCTTTGGTGACGCTCTTGGCGTGATCGCGCACCGATGGCAGATGATTGGCTTCGACTGCTGCCTGGTATCGCTTCCATTGAGCATCCCATTTAAACCGCAGATCGGAGCCGACCTTCAGCCGAAGTTGATCAGTTCCCCATTTGCGGTCTGCTTCAATTACCAGAGCATTGATACCAGCGATGAAAGAATCTAATTCAATATTCTTTTTCATTTCCCAAACCTTGAGTCATCAGTCATCAGTAATCACCCCCTATAGGGGGGGTGATGACTATGATGACTCGGCTGAAATTGACCGTTTCAATGATGACTAAATGATGACTCGGATTTTTCATAATTTAAAAAC